AAAATTTATCTTTATAAGCAATCTTATATTTAGTAGTAGCTTCTTTATCATTACTTAAGTCTAAATACTCAATATATCTTATAATAAATTTCTTTCTAAATTTAGTAGATACTTTTCCATTAGATGTGCTTTCTAATGTTTTAACATTATTTATTTCTTTAATATCTCCCCAAACAGTTCTGTAATGGCTCCATTCATCATCGGATAAAGCTCCCCCTTTATTTTTAAGGAAAATACCAATATGTTTAGACATAACATTAATTAAATCAGTTAAGAAAATAAACATTTTTTCTTTTGATGCATCATGTTCTAAATAAGCAATACTATATAAAGAGTCATTAATTTTTACAGTATCTCCTGTTGATATTCCAGGTATATAATGAGTTTTTAATTTAATAGATACTTTTAATCCAGTATCACTATACTTTAAACTATCTTGCTCCCTTATTGTTTTATAAGAGAAAAAGAGCTTTCCTTTTATAGAAAACTCTTTTTCATTGCAAGCATTATTATTTTCATCATAACTTTCTAAATAGTCACCATAATATAGAACACCATCATTAAAAGAATCAAATTTCTGTTTTCTTTTCAACATATCTTTTCACCTTATATTTATTTCTAATTTGATAAATTTCATTCAAATAGCTTTTATCAAACTCATTAGCACAATCATGCCATACATACATGCAATAATTCATAAATAGGGTTCTTTCCATCCCAGCTTTTGAGTAATCTATTTCAGCTCCTAGTTTATGATCTAAAGTTATCTTTGCATCTTCAACTATATTTGATAACTTATTTTCAGTAGATGCATCTTCCCAAGTTATATTTAGCCTTTCTTTTAATTGCTCAACTAAAGTGATTTTATCCATACCTACTATTTAGTAGCCTTTCTTGAATTTAAAGCTGCTTGAGTAGCTTCTGCAGTTTTTACTGTAATATATGCTGGATCTAAATCAGCTATATTAATTAATATAGAAACTGTATTATCATAAGCTCTTCCTGTTCCATACATTTTAATCTTATAAACTCTTTTATCTTCTAAGAACTTTAAATCATCACTATATTCTATTACACCTTCTTTTGCTCCACCAATTCCCATGAAGTACTCTTCTGGTAAACAAATAATTGCTTCACCATCTGATAATTCATTTGATATTTCAACATCGGTCGGAAATGGGAATAAATTATTTACATAAGCTCCTGCACTATTTAAAACAGTTGTTGCAGGCATTATCTTAGATAAATAATCAGATTGATTACAAATTAATAATACTTTGTTAAACTTTCTATTTCTGCCCTTTTCATTCTTTACAAGCTTAGATAATAACTGTCCATATTCTGCTGGAGCGAATGTAGTTACTTTTACTGCTTCTTTCTTTGGATATTTACCACCAGTTATAGTAACATTTTCAGATACATCTCTAGTTAATCCAATAGGTTGATTTTTACCATCACCATCTACTATTGCCTTTTCTAATCCACATAATAAAGCATCTTTTAAAAACATTCTTATATATCCATCTAAGAATACTGGACCTAAATCAAGCATATCTTTTTCAATAACTGCAAATGCACTTAATTTATATTGAGTGACTTCAATAGTTCTAAATGCACTTGTTATTTCCTCTGTAATAGCTGAATTAATTTCACCCCACACAGCAGTTTTTACAGTATGATCATTAAGTATCCATTTAGTTAAATACTTAACTGAAACAAAATTTATTTTATTTAATAGCGGATGCTCATCAGTTAAATCTTTATATACATCTTCTATAATAGTTTCAGGCATGATATCAGTTAACCCTGTCATTGCTTGTTGTGGATTAGCTGATTTACCAGCTTCTATTAACTTATTATAATAATTAGTTTCTTGTGGAGTTAACTGTCTATATCCTCTTTGAGCTAATATAGTTTGATTTCCATGAGCTTCTTCAAAGTCTTGCTTTACAACATCAATTATTGATTGTTGGAAGCCACACCATGCCTCTTGAATTTCTGTTTCATTTCCTGAAATCATTGCCTTTTGTAATGCATCTACTGCATCCTTTTGTTTTAAATTAGTTATACTTAACATTCCCATTTTTATTTCTCCTATTCATTTTATTTTAAAAGTGCATTAAAAAAAGAACCTAACGGACTTTGTTTTGGTTCTTCTTCATTATCATTATTTAATTGTTCAGATTCGTCCTCTACAGATGGATTGTCTTCCTCTTCTCTAGTACCATTTTTAATAAACTGTAACATTTCTTCTCTCAAAGATTTTTGATTTAAAGCTTCAAACTTTATTTGTTGCATTAAAGCTCTTTGTTGATTTAATAATGTATTTTGGTCTATAGAACTTTGTGCTATTTCATCACAAAATCCGTATTCCAAACATTGCTCTGGCGTTAGAATAGTTTCAGCTTCCATCATTTCTATAAGCTGCTCTTCAGTAAGATTCTTAGCTCTATTTAAATATATTTGTCTATTTGACTCCATCAACACATCTAAATCATCAGCATGTTTTCTTAACTGCTTTGCATTGCCACTTACCGTCATCCACATTTCATGAATCATCATTGATGTACCAAGTCCCATTATAATTTTGTCACAAGCCAGGCATATAACACTTGCTACAGAATAAGCAAATCCATCTATATAACAAGTTTTCTTACATTGTTTTCTAGATAGCATATTATATATAGCCACTCCTTCTTTGACACTGCCACCATTACTATTAACAAATAACTCTATCTCATCATTATCTGGTATTTCATTTAACTTTTGTCTAAAATACTCTGCTGATGTTTCTGAATCATCATACTCCCAAGTATTCCAATTAAACTTACCATAAGCAGTAACTTCATCATAAATATAAAGTTGATGTTTATTACTATTTGCTAATTGATTAAATGCATATTTCAATTTAGCTCTATTCATCTTTCTCACCCCCTTTCAAGTTCTTAACTGCATCATAATTTTTAGTTACAAAGTGCTTTTTACTTTCTTCAGTATTTAAAGCTGGATAATCAATCAATGCTCTATTTTCATCAATACACATTGTTCCTGAAGAAATAAGTTTGTCCAACTTATCAGCAACTTCAATAATATCAATATGATTAACTTTTGATGTATCCATTTTTGCATAATTTCCTTTTTTCCATTTCTCATAACCCTGCTTACGACTTAGTTCTCTGCTAATCATCTTAGCATAAGGATCTACTGCATTTGTTATAAATGAATTCATTACTTCTTTCATATTAGTTATATTACCTAACAATAATGAATTAGGTATCTTTATAGCTTGTGCTACTGTTTCAAATATGTCCTTTTTCAACGAAATAATATCGGCTGAATCTTTAACATTGTTTTTAGGAGATATATCCTCTAAGTTATAACCTTCATATTCTGGATAAATAACATTATCACTTTCAATAAATGTTTTAAGCTGCTCTTTAATAACCTCTTCAAATATTTCATTAAATTCAGAATCTCCAGCTTCAATCCCATCAAGATTCAATTTATATTTTATAGCATTAGACTTTTTATAAGTTTTAATTGCATGGCTTAATAAATCAGCATAATTTTGATGCAATCCATCTATTAATGTTTTTATCTTTTTATTTTCTAACTTAAAGAGATATACTTCATAAGCTCTATAACTTCTGTTTAACTGTAAATTTCCTATAGTAATTCCAGAATACTTATTACCTACCATAGGATATTCTTCAACAGAATACGAATCTGCACAGTATAAATTACCATTGTTCTCAATTACTAAAGCTTCTCCATAATCACTATAAAACATTTTTTCAATTACTTTGTACCAAAAATGGCTTGAATTATCATTAATATTAGCTGAATAATTCAAGATAAAATAATCTCTCTCTTGAACTTCTTCATGATTAACATATGTTTTTATTTCACATTTAGATATTGCATTCGCAATATAACTAATAGCTGTATATAAAGCTAATTCTTTAAAATAAATTTCTTGTCTTAAAACATCAATATCTATATCACTATCTTCAATAGATTCTACATCAACAGCTTTAGAATTCTTTTTTGGGTTAATATATGATTTTATATAATCTACTAATTTCACTAATTTCACCCACTTTCCCTTTAATTAAATTTAATAACTTTAAATGCCTTAGGATTAGCTTTTTTCTTTTCTTTTAATTCTTGTGCAAGGATAACAGCATTAACTAAAGCCATAAATCCATCTGTTTTTCTATAGTTAGGTTCTATCTTTCCATAACTAACATTTCCATTTTGAACTATCTTTTTAGTATTATTAGTAAACCATCTAAGTATAGGTACATCTCCCCAAACAAAATTATGATTTATAAATATCGAGTTAATTATTGGAGCAATCATCATAATATCGCTAGGTCTAATTCTTTTAATATTTTTCTTTTCATATGCATCAAATCCTATTTTCTTAAATTCGCTATTTAAAAATGAAAATCTAAAATGGTCAATTCCTATTTTCTTAATCTTATATTTAGTTCCCATTTTCAAAAACCAATCTGTTACTAAATGAGCTGCTACTTCAACATCTTCTATAAATGTCAAATGCCCTTTTTCTGCCCAGTCATTTAAAGGTGCTTTAATCCCCTTTAAGTCTCTTGAATGAGTACATACAAAAGTATGCTGAAGAACATAATACTTTCCATTAGTTCTAAATACTAAACAAACACTTACAAAGTCATTAGTCATAGCAAAGTCAACACCACCAACACACTCCATACCTTCTAAATTAATCATTTTTTTATTAGTTGCTAAAATATCATCCCATGTGGCAACTTCCAAATCTTTATTGCCTATAGGAAAATTCATTCTCTTTGCCATAAACTCTGGAAAATAATCTAATTTATATGGCATATCCAATACTTCTTTTTCTATAGTGCTTTTTAAACTTGGAAAATCATTAATAGATGGTATAGCTTTAATCCATTTATCTGATTTATCCCATTCACTTTCTTCCTCTATTCTGCACCAAAATACTAAAGTTCTATTAAGTGAATTATACTCTTTTAATATATCTTTATTTTGATCTAGTTCCCTATCTAATAAACCACCTCTAACATGACCATTGGTA